TAAGTCAACTTTGATTTTCATTTGCACTTAGGACAGTTACAACCTGTGTTGTCCGTCCTCGCTCGCTTACGCTCGCACGGCTCTGCGAGGTTATGTACTTTACATATTAACGTATGTACACTAATAGTAGTGCCTCATTTGTAAATTATTTTGTACGACATTTGTAAGAACGTTTGTTCGTTTTCAAATTCGTTCTAATTGAGAATGACTATCATTTGATAATGATTCTCATTTAAAATCTGTCCAATAAAAATGCCACCCACGTTACGAACATTCGTTCTATAACTAGAGTGGCAATATATCATTTACAAGTGGTACATTAAAGCGGTCTGCAATTTACCAACATACACGTTAGCGTATTTTTCAACGTTGCTTTCTAACTGTATACATTAATGTTAGCACTTGGTGATACCTAATATGATAGCGAAGCAAGCACTGCTTCTTTGCACATCATATCTTTAAATCTTAGGCAACCTCGTTCAAAATAAAATCGAAGGTTAGTTAGAATTAAGTCGTTCTTTTTTAGCATAACATAGTTAATATTGTGGTCGTCTGTTGTGACTGTTATTTTGATAGGACATGATTTATCTGGTTTATCATCACAGAATATAATACCAGAATCAGCATATTCTTTAATTCCATACATTCTATCCTTGTATTTAAGTGTGAACACATATCGCCCTCTACCACTTGGCTTATCAATAAAAGCCTTGCTGTCGTTAAGGTACACACCTTGGCTAGAATATGCAACATATTTGTCACTTGAAAAAGCCTTGTTGAAACCGCTTTGTTTTTGTGCAATAGATGCAGTATCAATATAGCCTTGTTCCAATATGAATCCGTTACCCCTTAAAAAGTTTGTATCTTCTTTTAATCTGGCGGATATACCCATAGCTGTATAATATGGGTTGATGATAGATACAGTATTACCACACATGTACACAGGAACGTACCTAATTTGTTTTCCCTGTCCTCTTGCAACGCTTGTGTGTACACTTAAAAACTTCTTGATTTCATCTGTACAGTAGTGATTTGTCTCACTCTGGAATTCATCAAACATCATTTGTTGAACATCAGAAAAAAGGTGACTGTATCGCTTTAACGCATCAGCATTATTAAGTGAGAACGCATAACCACATGGTTCTTCATTTAAGTACAGTTCATGAAAAATACCAGAAGCGCGTCTTTTGCTTGTCATTTCATATCCTCTAAAGAACAATGACCCAATGTCTTTGAAGAATTTGTCTGCTATTTCATCAAGTTCATAGTTATATCTATATATAAGAGCGAATTTTTCACCTCTTTTAAGAAATCTGTTTACCAGCAGTCTACTAAAATAAGTTGTCTTTCCGCCCGTTCTATTTGTTGTAACCATATAAATCTCTGGTTTGTTGCCATTAATGTCAAGCATGCTTAAAAGCTTTGTTCCATCATAGTATTTATTCATTGTGTATGTCACCTTCTTTCTCTATATATTGTATCATACATCTTGACAAAAATCAATATATAGTATATAATATTTTAGATGAAAAGGTGGTGAAAAGAATGGATGTAAACGCTATTTTGCAGGCCGTAGGAACTCTAGGTTTTCCAATCGTATGTGCCATTGCTATGGCTTGGTATGTTAAGTATATGACAGACCGAAACAGAGAAGATATTGACAAGCTTAATGAACAGCATCAGCAGGAAATGAAAGAAGTAACAACAGCATTAAATAACAACACACTTGCACTTCAGAAGTTGTCTGACGTTATTGGAAATAGGGTGGACAAATGACAGATGAGTTAAAAAATGACTTTCTTAAAAGTAATATTTAGTGCATTAATGAGTATGATGGAAAGTTTGTTTTTTTTTTTTTCATACTGAAACAACTATTATTACTGATGCGTATCAATTGCATTTTCCAGTTTTATTCAGCTATGAAATACCTGTTGGCAGTTTTTTAATTGCAAAAGTTTCAGAAAACACAGAACTTAAAACATTGGTTTTTTTGTTTGTTGCAACGCTTCTCAGTCTTTTATTAGTAAAAATACAGTTAAAAAGAATTTATTCTGGTCTGAAATAACTAATAACGGCTATGAAGTTCTACCAGTTTAAAGCGAGGTGATTAAAATGAGTGATTTAATACCATCTCCAGTTTTACTAGCTATTCTTCAAAATCAAATAAGGAATGCTGTTGATAATAGTAAGTTTCCTATATATAAAACTATTGGTAAAGCATCAGCTTTAACAGCAGATGAGAAGAATGATATCAGTAAAAATGCTTATCAATTTTTAATTGATAGTTATGGTAATTTATATGTTTTAGATTATCACTATGCTGATGATGATTGGGCTTATTATAACTTTGGTTTTAGTACAAATTATGTTCTAGATTATTCTGGATATAGAAAAATCAATTTAAAAGAAATTTATTATGCTCATTCTGACATAAATGGTGACATAATATATACGAATGTTATAATTGATGCTAATGACGGTTATTATGCATCAGCTTACGATGTTACACTAGAAGCAGATAACTATCCAGGTGTTTTCTTTCAAGGCAACTATTTTAACGATGACTTAAAGCATATTTACCATTTTTCAAGTGGTATCATATTAGACTCAAGCGCTGAAACCCCTCAGTACAAAATAGTTTTTGCTTCTTATGACGTTAATGACGCTAAAGTGACTTTTGTAGAGAAGGTGTTACCATGAAAACAGTAATCCTCAATTCAAAAGGCACTCATGTAGTAGCACTTCAAGGTATCTTACGTTCGCAAGGATTCATAGGCCAAAACGGAAAACCACTTTCAATTGATGGCAATGCAGGAAACAACACAATCTTTGCAATTAATTCATATCAAAGCATGATGCGTGCATACGGAATTGAATGTGGCACAAACGGACATAACGATTCTTCATGTGGCTCAAAAATGTGGGAGTGCTTGTTAGGTGGTGATTGCTAATGTCTTTTACTCCTAGACTTACATCAGCAGGTATGCAAGGCTCTAAATATTGGTACAGTGATAACCCATTTTATCAAGCAAATCTTGGTCCGCAACAGACAGGAGGTAACTGCACATGGTATGCATGGGGCAGATTTTATGAAATTATTGGTCGGTATCCAACAGGTTTATCAACATCAAACGCAACTAATTGGTATTCACGTACAACAGGTTTTTCAAAAGGAAAAGAGCCAAAATTAGGTGCTATTGCTTGCTACGGATATAACAGTGACGGTGCAGGTCACGTTGCTGTTGTTGAACAAATAACATCAGATGGTATTGTGACTTCAAACAGTGGTTGGTCATCTGGAAAGTATTTTTGGACAGAAAAAGTAAAAAAGAGTAATGGATATTGTCCCGACTGGATGAACGGTTATTTGCAAGGCTTTATATATGCTGATGTTGATACTGATTCTATCCCAGACCCAACAGATTTACACTGGCAATCTATTCCAGACTGGTTAGATAGTTACACCTCAGAGAAATCAGCAAACAATGCTTATTGCGTTGCAAGCTATTTACTCACAAAAGGTTGGTCTTTAAATGGTGTTTGTGCATTGCTTGGAAATGCTACAATGGAATCTTTTATAAGTGCAGACCTATTTGAAAAAGGTGTTGCAGAAGATGAAAGAGGATATGGGCTAGTTCAGTGGACACCCGCAGTTGAAACTATTATTCCTTATTTGAACCAAAACTACCCAGACTGGCGGACAAATCTTGATAATGACGGTTATGGACAGTGTCAGCGATTGGATGACGAACGACATGACAATCCTAAAGAGTGGTATCCAAACTTTCCATCAGTTCCACAAGAGTTTAGAACATATCAGACAATGGATGCTTTTTGTACCGCAACAGATGATGTTGGACATATGGCTAAATGCTTTTTGTATTGCTATGAAAGACCCGCTGACCCATCAGCAACTATTGAAAAACGAGCAGAGTACGCTAGATACTATTTTAATTTGTTGCAGGGTTTTAATCCATCTTTGCCGACAGGTAAAGGAATAAAGCGAAGAATGCCAATATGGATGTACCCAAAATTAAGAAAGAGGTGGTAAAAAATGAAACAGACAACAAAAGATGCATTATTAGCATTTATTGGAGACAGAACAGATGACGAAGCTATCAGCATTTTAGAAACAATCAATGATGATGGCATCGAAGATGGCGAGGACTGGCATCAGAAGTACGTTGACAATGACAAGGAATGGCGAGAAAGATATACAGCAAGATTCAAAGAGGGTGGTACACCACAGCCAACAACACCACCAGAACCAGAACCAGACCCAGAAGATGAAATGAAAAAAATAACTATTGATTCCGTCTTATACGGTGATAATAAATAAAGGAGTGATTTTTATATGCCAACTAAACCGAAAATTACAACTAATACAAACATTTCAGCTGACGTTGTAAACGCTATCAAAAATAGCGCGTCTAACAACTATCGCGAGAATGTGCCTTATGCAACGCCTGACGCAGATTCACTTCGAGGAATTGGCGCTATTTTAATGAATAATCCTGCATTAATGAATGAGTTTATCAATACTCTTGTAAACAGGATTGCTTTTGCAAGAATTGCCAGTAGAATGTACACCAACCCACTTAGAACACTGAAAAAAGGTGTCATTGATACAGGTGAAACCATTGAAGATATTTTTGTAAATATTGCTAATGTATATCAGTATGAAGAAGTAAGGGGTTCTGACAATGGCGCAGGTAACGCATTTAAACGGTTTGACAGCGATGTAAGAGTTGCTTTCTATGTAATGAATTCACAGCTGACTTATCCTGTGACAGTTAATCGTTCTATGTTAAAGAATGCTTTCAATTCTTGGGCAGGCATGGATGAACTTGTGAGTGGAATTATTCAGTCAGTTTACAGTGCGGCGGCTTATGACGAATTCAATATCACAAAATACATGATTGGACAGCACATCCTCAAAGGAAAACTTACTTACTACACATTTACAGGTGGACGATATCTTGAAGCGGCTACACAGCTTAGAAAAGCATCAAATGATATGTCATTTATGACAGACAAGCTTTCAATTGCAGGCGTTAAAACATTTACAGAAAATGACAGAAAAGTTATTCTTATCAATACAAATTATGACGCAAATATTGATACAAATGTTCTTGCAGGTGCATTTAATCTTCCATACGCAGACTATCTGAACAGAAGAATCCTTATTGATTCGCTTGGCACACTTGACGTTGAAAGATTAAATAAGATTTTCGCAAATGACCCAACATATGAAGAACCGTCAGAAGATGACCTTGCTTTTCTTGATAACATTGCAGGTGTTATTTTGGATGAAGATTTTGTTCAGATTTATGATAACGTTTTTGAAATGCGTGATATGCCTAACCCTGTTTCACTTGACCATAACTACTTCTTGCACATGTGGCAGACTTACGCTGTATCACCTTTCGCAAATGTAGTATGCTGTATTCCTGCTGAGTCTGTACCTGTACAGTTATCAAGCAACACAACAATTACGCCATCATCACTAGCAGTTACAGGTAAACTTGGTAAAGATGGTACAGCAAGTGGAATTCTTACTGCAACAGTTTCAACAGTAACAGGTGGTACAGAAACAGTTAAGTGGGCTAAAACAGACGGTACAGCAACTGGAACAATCACTTCAAATGGTGTTTGGAAAGCAGAGACAACAGGTACGTTGAAAGCAAAAGCAAGTATTGGAACAATTGATTCTGCTGAGGTAACTATTACAGTGTCTTAAATAGGAGAGTGACTTAATGAGCTATATTGCACCAGATACCGACATATATTTGCTTGCTAATGTTGAATGTGATAAAAGTTACGATAATGTTAAATATTTTGCAACTAAAAATGCACAGCATAGTTATATGTCTAGTAAAATCGTTAAGTCATTTACTAACCAGAGTTACGGGCGTGTCAACAAAGGCACGTTCCGTCTCTTCTGTAAAGCAGATGACGTATATCAGTGTAATTATTTAATGTTTCAGAATACAGCTTTTGGTAACAAGTGGTTTTACGCATTTATCGACAGTATTGAGTATGTTTCTAATAACACTTGTGAAGTGAGGTTTACTATTGACTTGTTTCAGACGTGGTTTCTTGATTGCACGCTTGGCCAATGCTTTGTAGAGCGTGAACATGTTACTGATGATAGTATAGGGGCACATACATTAAGTGAGGATGTTCCTACCGGTGAAATGATTACAGCAATTGAAGAACAGTTGACAGAATTTTCAAAACAGTACACTTACGGGGTAGAAATCTGTATCAGTGATACTCAGTTAAGTGGAATTGCTAACCAACCAACATGGTTTGATAAGCCTGTTTTGAGCGGTATTTTTCAAGGTTCTAAAATTGGTACAACAGATAACAGCGATGACTTATTAAAGTTTCTGAATAATGTCATTTCAGCCGGATATCAGTCAACAATTATACAGGTTTTCACTATACCAAAAATATTTGCCCCTTCTGGAACTGATTCAAGAGTTCAGACAACAAGGGAATTACCTGCTTTGCCAACAAAATTCGGCAACTATACACCAGTAAACAACAGATTGTATTCTTCTCCTTTCGTTGATTATGTTGTTTATGCTCCAACAGGTGACAAAATGGTGTTACATCCAGAATTGTTTAGTGACTATGAACATAGAATATTGACTTTTTCTGGCAATCAAAGTGTAACACCACAGATAATGTGTAACCCAACAAATTATAAAATATCGGGTAGTACAAATAAGACTGAAGGATATACTATTAATTATGGTATAAAAGGTTCTTTCATGTACGACGCATATCAAGCTGAAATTGCATCATATGGAGTAGGAGAGCTAGGCGGAACTATTGCCCATTGGTTGCCTAGGATTTTAGGAACAGGAAGTAGAACAGTTGGTGCGGGTGTAGGTTTAGGTGCGGCTATAGAAACAGGCGGCGGAATGCCTTTATTGGCGGCGGGTATTGCAGGTGTTAGTGCTGTAAGCAGTGCTGTTAGTACAGCATCAGACTATTTCAAAGAAACGCACGACACTTCGGAATTAAGTGGTGCTTCTGGCGGTTCTGTACTATGGTCACAGCAGATACTAGACACTTTTGTACAGGTGCGGCAAGTAAGGGAAGAGTACGCTAGAATAGCTGATAACTATTTTAGTATGTTTGGATATAAGGTATGCAGATTGAAAGTGCCAAACATTGACACTAGACCGTCTTGGAATTTTGTAAAGTGTTCTACTGTTACTTTAACAGGCGCGATTCCTGCTGATGCTGAAGAATTAATAGTGAGTGTCCTCAAAAAAGGTGTAACATTCTGGAAAACAAGCTTCGGAAACTACGCCGCAAATAATAAATAAGGTGGTGATTAACAGTGGGTAGAAGCAGAAGTAAACGAAGATTTTTTCAGAAAGTATATTCATCTGGTATAGAATATAATCATTGGCTGATGAAGTTTGCAAGCAACGCTATTTCATCTTATCGTGTAGAAGGATTGCCCAAAGAAATAGATTCAAGGTGGTTAGCTCTAAAACTATTTGAACTTGGCTCTGTTGCTTTCTTTTACGATTCAGATGCTGATGAGTATGCTTGTATGCAGTATTCGTGTCTTGGTACTTATGACTGTTATGGTAACCCAACAAAGATACGTGTTTGGAATCCGTGGACAGGATACCAGAGAGAGCTTGGCAAAGATGAATTTGTTATCATATGGGATAATATGTTAAGAATAAATATGTACAATGCTTATGTTGAATTGGCATATAGGTTGTGGAGAATTGATGGTACAATAGATACAAACTGTGTAGCTCAGAAAACACCTGTTATTGTACAATGTTCTGAAAATGAACGATTGACGTTTAAAAATCTTATTGCAAGTGTAGATGCTGATAACCCGTATATATCAGTTGGTGATAATTTATCACTAAAAGATATTAAGCCATTAAAACTTGATGCACCACTTGTAGCACCTCAGTTAATGGAAGTACAGCAGACACTATACAACAGAGGAAATGCACTTCTCGGAATCACATCTGTTATCGTTCAGAAAAAAGAAAGAATGGTTAAGTCCGAAGTGGATACAGCCAACGCTGATGCACTTGCTAACAGACGTTCAAGAACAATGGCAAGAGACTATGCAAGTGAACAAATTAAAGAAAGATTTGGGCTTGATGTAAAATGGATTTTTGACGAGGGTGATGAACCTAACAAGGAAACTGGCCAAGGAAACAGAGAAGATTTCATTGCTAATATGAAAGTAGCTAGTTTAGGTACTCCCATTATAGAGAGGTGATAACATGAGTAGATACACAACAGAAGTCAGATATATCTGTGAATCTCTGGCAGGTCTTGACAAATCGGTTGGATATTCAAGTGTTAATGAAGTTATTGAAAAGTCAAGAAACAGAATCTTTCCACCTTTTGAAATATTTGATGAAAGTTATAGGTCTGTTCTCGAAACAAAAATTCTTAAACATTTTTACACCAGAGAAATAGGATGTGAAACGTTTGGACTTTGGCAGTTAAGACTTGATGCAAAATTATCAGTTATTATGCCATATTACAACAAGCTATACAAAGCTATCAATATTGATATTCCTGTTATTGACAATGTTAATATGAACGTTGAACATAATATTGGCAGGAACGCTGATACAAAAGTTAGTGACAACACAGATATAACAGCAACTTCTAATACAGAAACAAACACTACAGCTAGTGCAAAGATTAGACATAGTGATACCCCACAGGGTAGTTTGCAAAATCTTGAGTCTAATGAGTATATGAGTGATGCAACACTTAGTGATACAACACAGGCTGTAAACAGCAACACTAACAGTAGTAGCAACAGTAGAAGCAACAGTGACACGAATGCAAAAAGTACAGAAGAATATGCAGAACGCAGGTGGGGAAAAGAGGGCACTACAACTTATATTAGCATGGTTAATGAGTACATCGAAAAGATGAAAAACATTGACGCTATGCTTATTCGTGAACTTGAAGATTTATTTATGCAGATTTGGGATATATGGGAGTGATTCAATATGAGTTTTAAACCTAGAAATTTTAGAGAATGGTGTAACCATACTATTCCTGTTTTACCTCAGGTGTATGGGGATGAATTAAGTTATTATGAATTGTTGAATAAAGTGATTGAAAGATGCAATAGCGTAAGTATTACAGTCAACGAATTAATTGATTATGTAAATCACTATTTTGATTCGCTTGACGTACAAAAAATGATTGATGACAAGCTTGATGAAATGGCACAGGATGGAACTTTAGCCGATTTGATTAATAATGTTATTTTTTCATCATTAAATAACAGTGTAAATAAAAGAGCCATAAAGCACCTTACAGCGATAGAAATGATTAATGACACGCAAATTACTTTGAATGACGTTGTAATAACTTGTGGGTATTATAAAGTCAATGATAATGGTAATGCTATGTATCATGTATTAGACATTAATTCAGGCTATAATATACCTATTTCTAACGGACTTTTTGCTTATTTTGTTGGTGATTCTGGCAGACCGGAGCAGTTTGGATGTAAAGGTGATGACAGTGACGATACTACAGGTTTAAAAAATCTCTTTAATACGTGTAAATGTGTTTCATTCACGCCAAACAAAAAATATGGGTTTAGCTCTCCGTTTACAATCAAAGGTGGCACAACTATTAATGGAAATTTTTCATGCCTGCATTCTCTTATTATAGACGTTTCAAACGACAATAACGATGGACTAATAAAAATTTCCGGTGATAACTGTGTATTTACTAACATCAAATTTGATGGTGGTATGAATAATGAAGGCCAAAAAGTAAATAAACACACATATGATAGACCGTCAACAAATGGCAGACCTATTCTTGATACAATTGCTGGAAATAAGTACACTAACATTTTAATAGAAAACTGTATTTTTGAAAACGCAACAGCTATGTCAATTCAGCTAAATGATTGTGACAATGTAACAGTGTCAAATTGCCAGATAAGAAATAGTAATAGAGATGCAATCTTTGTAATCGGTGAATCCATAACCATTGTTGGAAACATTATAGAAGATTGTGAGGATAACTACATAGCTATTGATACTACTTTCATTACAAGAGATATTAGTGACATTGTTATAGCTCAAAACACATTAAAAAAGTCAATGACTAATACAGACCGCTATACTATTTCATCAAGTGTTGGTATTTTTGTAGGTAATTCCGATGGAAGAACAATTACAAAATGCAATATTAATAACAATACTATTGAAAGTAATTATATCGCTTTAAAAGTTGATAATGTAAAAGAATGCAGATTAAATGGCAATGACATAAGGAGTGGCGGGCTTGGTAAAACTGTAGGAACAGAACTTTATGGTCTTTATATCAGAAAAAGTCCTTACGCGTATGTTACTGATAATCATATTATTTGTGATGACCATACCCTTTACGTTGCAAATGACTGTGACGGTATTGTTATACAATTCTGTGAAATTGTAAATGAAGATGGCAGTTCACTTAATATCATAAAGTCATATTCAAATGACGTAGTTATTAGATATTCTTATTTACAGGGTGTTTTTAATCAGACTGTTATTGATACAACTAATTTGAGATTGTTTTTGTGTGCGGCTAGCGGCAAAGAATTTACAAAGACAGCTAGTACAAACGTTGTTAAAACTGTTTTAAATTACGGAGATTTTATTAACTAATGTTTCAAGTGAAACATAACAAAAGGGAGTCTTTTTTGGACTCCCTTATTTTTAATGTGTTAATGCTAAACACAAAAGCAGTGAATAAACGCACATTATAAAAAACAATGTTAAATCATTGAATAGCCTTGCACTTATGACTGATATAATTACAAGTGCAAAAAATAAATTAAGTATGTCATTCATTTATATATTACCTACTAATAAATACATATGTATAAGTTGTTATCTTTACTAAATATATCTTCTACTAACATATGTGCAAATCTATCTGATTTTTCAACCACCCACATAAATTCGTCATATGATAACGTTTTTGATTTCATAGGTAATTTTGCGTTATCATATTCTATTCTTTGACAAATTATTATATCTGTGGATGTTGAAATAACGTTACTAATGTCTTTTAATGTCATTTTTATTACCCCTTTTCTTCATTCTCATACATGCTTCACTAACGTAAGCTTTATGATTTGAATCATTATATTTCTCAACTGAAGCTTTCATTATTTCACGTCTGTATTGAAAGTATTCTTCACAAACTGAATGGCAATTTAAACATCTTTCACTGCAATCTTTACAGGGTGCTTTCATATACATAACCATTAGAGTTTACTTATGGTGTAATACCGCCATCGGTTGTACATAAATATGTTACGCCTGTTTCTCTATCGTAATATTCATATACATAATGACCCCATGAATTAGCGCACACTTTTATTGCATCATCGTTATTACAAACTGTATTTTTACTACATCCTGTTACAACAGATAAAATTAACAATACTACAACTAATGTCTTTTTCATTATTTTTTCACCTACCACTTAAAAGAATAATTAACACCTTGTGAACTTTTTCTATTTTTAAAATAAGGAACTTTTTTAGCTTTTCTAATGTTCCTGCAAACTGTATACCAGTCAAGTGTAAATTTTTTTACTTCTGTATCATTCATTCCAAAAACTATTCTTTGCATTATCTAACCCCGCTTGAACCAAAACCATTTCTGTCACTGTCAGTCAAATCTTCTACTTCTAAAAATTCAATTTCTGGCTGATTTCTTACAATTCTAAATTGTGCAATTCTATCACCCCTTGTTATCACTGTATCTTCAACAGCATATGCAGGAAAACACCATTCGTCATTCCTGCCACAGTATGCGTTATCAATAATTCCCATACTATTTGGCATCAAAATGTGATATTTTCTGAAAGTTGATGACCTAGGTAATACATGAGCTTCATATCCTTTTGGAAGTTTCATAGCTACACCAAGCGGTATGTTTATATATTCACCTTTTTTCATTCGCACTGTTTTACCTGCTTTTAAATCAATCCAGTCACCTAAAGCATATTTTTCTGGAAGTACTGAATTAAAATAACCATGATTCTTTGCCAATACTTTAATTTTTTTCACGCATTTCACTCCTTAATATATTAATATATTTTTCAACAAAAGCTTTATAAAACAAATCTGCATCATAATAGGTATATGAATTCATCAATATTTTTAAAGCATTTTCCAACTTATTCATTCTTATTACACGCTTAATCGCAAGTAAAGCCTGCTTTGCGTCATATACTCTAATGTATTCGCTGTAATCTTCATCTAGCATAGCGTAAATATCTTTTCTTATTTGACTGTCTGATTTACCGCATTTGATACGTTGATTCAACAAGTAAAACACCCCCATCTATTCTCTTTGGAATTAATTTACATGGCACATTTAAGCCAATTTTAAAATCATCAATTGTTCTAACAATAGGTTCATGAGTAACTTGGTTGAATAGAAACCTACTAACCGGCGTATTGTCTTTGTATTCTTCATACAAAGCTTTTCCAGACATAGACAATTCAAACAAGTCTTTACAACGTTGTGGCATTCCAGCGCACTTAATGTTGTTATACGGTTCTTCTATCTTCTGCAAATCTTCATGAGTAACGTGTTCAATGTATGTTTTCTGTCTTGTGAAAATAGCCTTATCCCAACATGACTCTAATTTCCATGCACAAAAATCTGTTTCATGTACTTTAATACCTGTAATCTGGTCTGGTGGTAAGTCACAGTGAATACTATCTGTATCTGCATATATGAAGCCATGTTCTTCAACACCATGATAGTTTGCTTGAGCAGCTCTAATTGTAAAATTTCTAGCATAACTTGTGATAGCTGAACCAACAGGTATATAACCCGCTTCTTTATCTTTAGCTGTAATGTTTATGAATCCTATTGAATTATCATCCTTAACATACGCTAATTTGAATGAAGAGTCTGTAGATGAAGCCATTTTACCATACAAATTATTTAAAAATAACTTTGCCAATGTGCGTCTAGCACCTTTGCTAGTCATTTTTATTTTTGCATATTTATCAATGTATTCATCAAATATGCCTATTTCTGAATAAAAATAACACCCGTCAAGAATCTCAAAGTCAACAAGTTCATAATGCTCAAGTATAAGAAAGTAGTCTGTCATGGTCAACGTTAATTCTACTCTTGTATCACACGTATTACCATCAATGTCTATGTATTTATCATAATACTTACCAGTAACTTTATCGAACACATCAGACGTTTGCAAAGACTCTGTACCTTTATATAGCATATTTCCTTTTATCTGGATGAATGGCAATTTACCATTTTTCAAATAGAATTTTGTTTTTATTCTGATAAAGAAATACATGTTACTTTGCATCGCCTTGTCTGGTATAAAGTTACCAGACCAGAACATAGGTTTTCCAACTGGATATCTATTACCAGACATTGAATGCATCATTGACGGATACAAAGAATTTACATCGGCAGTAGTTCCATTGGTGTATATTTTGTTTTCTTTTCCTTTTACAATGTAACACCAACCACCTCGATATGATTTTCTAATGTAAGCATCAACATTTGACTTACCATATATGTCAGAATCAAGTTCTAATTGCGTAACATCTGGAAATCTTCTTTTCCATTCATCCTCGCCAACTATTTGTTTACATTCGGCTAGACAACAACTGCCTATTGTGAGTCTGTTATGTCCTTCTTTAAAAACAATCTCTAGTGCTTCTTTAACAACAAGAACATCGTTAGCTATGTACTTTTTTTCTTCTGGTTTAATTTCACAACCTGCATAGCGAAAACCTGTATATTCCATGACAAGTTTCTGATGCTTTGTCTTAAAGGCTTTTCCTATTTCTTTAACAGAGAATGGCAGTAGTTTAAGCGAATCTCTGAATTCTATTATCTTATCATTTATCTTTACTTTGATACTGTACCATTGTCCCAATTCAGATATAGTGTACTTGAAAGAATTGTTATACATTTCTTTATCTTGTTTCCATTCACACGAATTGACACCGTCTCCAGTATAAGCTTGTTTAAGGTGAAGTTTATTTAGAAAAAACGAAATCCAAAAATTACCATCAAATTTTAGGTTGTGAAAATAAACTATCAGATTTGATTTTAAACTACTTAAATATTCCCATGTTTCATCTATTGAATGTAATATAGAAACATCTTCCGTAAACATTTCTACAATGGCAGAAGCCCAAACTTCTGTATTTTTTTGCCCCTCGTAGACTGTAGTTTCAAAGTCTCCAACCAGATACTTTACTTTTTTAGGTCTTGCCATATTATCATCACACTTATTACCACCCGTTTTCTGACTCGTTCATCATTTCAGCCTGTGCCTTTTCTGCAAACGTCAGTGGAGAACCATTGATTGTTTGAAGTAGTTCGTCTGTTGCTTGATTAATAACTGCAACTGATGAACCCCACAAAACAGCAGAAACAATAACGTCTATATCATCCAATGTTCTTGATGCTTCTACTAGTCTCCTGCCGACCTCACTAGCACCTATATCAGCAATCATATTTAACAAAAAAGACTGCATACTTTTTGAATAGGATATTACTTCTTTTCTCCTGCTTCTATTCATTTCAACAGGTCTGCTTAATGATGATGAAAAATCAGAAGCAACTTTTTTATATTCTTCTTCTCTTCTTTTTCGCTCATGCTCTATTTCTTCATCTGTAGCATTTTCTAGCCCATAGAAAAAATCTTCTTCATCTGGAGTAAATGAACCATATTTTGATAAAAATTCGTCATCAAAATTACTGAATGCAATATCTTCTTCATGTGGAAGATTAGCTTCTGCTTTAAGGGTTTCAACGTCAATCTTTTTTAACTTATTGACATAAGCGCGTAAATCTTTACCTTTAAATCCCTTTGCTTTAATCTGGCGCAAGGTCGGTATGTCTGTTGGAACATACTGAATACCCTGTTTTTTAAGCTTACGCTCAAGGCGTTTTATGCGGTTTCTCTCACGCTCGTAGGCTGTTAATTTTCTTGCCATGTTACACCTCTTGAATAAAAAGAAAGTATGACGCACACTGTGTGTCGTGTGCGCCAATAATTATTTAATTACCTGCTTTAAATTATAAACTGTCAATGTCAAGTACGCAATCGACAAAATTGCGACCTGCCTTTGACTGTCCAGAGATTTTCTTAACAGGGAATGGGAACTGCATAATAGACTCGATGTCTTTGATAGAACGTTTGAATGTTACAGATTGTGTACTGTAAACAGCATTGTCTGTTGTAATGAGTGACATAAGCTCTGATGTCGTGCCATCCTCTTTTTCATCCACAAACTCAAGATAACCTGCAACGTTAATAACGTCTCCATCCTGTAATGTCTTAACAGTTTTAATTGTCGGTGCTGTGGTCATGAGATATTTTTCAATTGCTGTGAATTCTTTGGTTGTGTTTGTAATTGTAATCATTCTTTTAAATTCCTTTCTTGGTTGTGTTGTATCGTGTAAGCATAAAACAAATTGGTCAACAAGTTACTTTTTTGATTATTCAGAAACATTTGTTCTAGTAGGAAGAATCTCCGCGAGTTCAATGAACTTCTCTTCTGTCATTCCGTAAAGCTCTTCCTGTGCTGTTACTTCTGTTACTTTCAACGGTCGTACTTCCTTATGCTCTTTTGTAATTACTTTAATAGCATCATCTGTTGAAAGTTCACCAGACAGCTTGTATTCAAGCGTCTGAATCTCGTCTTTCTCGATGTTGTAAACTGTCGCTGTCACTTTTGTACTAGTAATGGTACGAGTGACCATTCTCTTTCTTGCCATTGTTTAGGCCTCCTTATACGTTTGTTTCTTTTGTTCGTTTAACGTCCGTCGACGAATTGACAGGGCGGGAGTCGAACCCGCTTACCTTATACGCAACCGGCCTGTCAGCCTTACTATGTAAGAAAGGGTTGAAGATGTGTAAAGAGGTTGTCAGTTCTCTTTACATTATTTATTATAGCATTGTTGGGCTAAAATGTCAACAGTTTTTTTCAAGAATTTTTATTTATTTTGCACGATGGTTAGATATGACTAACTTCGCACATATTACGCTAGCGAACGAATGTTCTAATAAGCCTCATACTCAAATACAACTTCGCAGTCTGTAAAAGCATCGATAAATTGCCACTGCTTAGAAAATATTCTAATGTATGGGAGTCCGCCAATTTGTCGGTCATCGTCTTGTAAATATATATTGCATTCATCACACCCTACCATTTTAAGCGGATGCGAAAATGTAATGCATAATTCTCCATTCTTTGCACCTGTAACATACATTATTCATCATATTCCTTTCCGTATAGCAACTGAGCTATTATCTCAGCTACTAATAAAATTATTATTGCAAGGCCTGCTATTGACAGGCCCGCAAAAATCACTTTATCTCCTTTCTGTATCTTCTTTCCATGCGATATGCAAAATCAATAGCAGTCATTATTCTGTCATGCAAATCACATATTTTCGCAAAATCAACGCCCATATTGAATAAAGCATCTTTATAGCCTTGCATTCTTCCCATATGTAATGAAGATTCGACTTTATCGCCTTTAACAACAGCTACTACATATAACATTCTTTCCTTTTCGAAATATGTATCATATTTTTTCATTTTATTTTCCTCGCTTTCTTTTAAATACTTTATCTCTCTTTCTGATTATATTATATCACATAGTACGTAAAATACAAGACGTAATTTTGCACAAAAATAGTACGTATTTTGTACTTGTGATTGTACAACATGACACGATTTAATTCTTATCAGTTTGCATAAAAATATGCATAACTAGCGTTAGCATTTTGGGGAAAATGACAGACGGAGTTGACCTATAA